CAACCAAACATTGATGCAATCACTGAAAAAGTAGTTGGCTTTTTCACTTCGGTTGACAAATAAAAAAAGAGCGTCTGAAAAGGCGCTCTTTTATTTTTTTATAGTTTATTTTTATATTTGTACTTTATTAAGAGTGTATTCCGAACCAAGCATCATCTATGTCATCTTCATCACGTGAACCGTCTATGTATTTACTCATCATTTTATCACGGTTTGCCAACTCTCTTTTGTTCCAATACTTTTCACCATTTCTAATTGATAAAGCATCATCAACATCTTGGGTTGTTTGGTTTTTTCTTGTTCCTGCATTAGCAAGACCAACAGAAGGAACAAATCCATTTTCATCATCAAATTCATCCCAAGATTCATCTGATTCAATATCCTTTAAAGTTCTTGTTCTTCTATTTGGGTCCATTTCTGACCAAAATTCATCAGTACCAGTGTCAGGGTCTGCTTGCCATTCTTTTAATATTCTTTTTAATGATGTATTAACCATTTCAGTTATAAATTCATTGAATTGTTCTCTATTCATAAGGAGTTTGTTTTCGTTTGTCATGTTACCACCTACTTGGTTACTTGACATCATCAATTTCAATTTATTGATTTCCTCTGAATTGAAAGCATATTCATATCCATCTTGGTTAGTTTCGTGGTTCAAGCATTTCATAAATTTGCTTCTTGCATTCTTCATTTCATTGGTATCATCACCTTCAACAGGCTTTACTCCATACAAATCGTAAGCATATTGTGCTGGGTTAACACCTGGCTGCTTGAAGAATGCTTCTACTTCTTGTCTATACTTGTCACCACGTTTCTTTTCATCATTACTGTTATTGTCATTATCTTGATTGTCTGCTTCAAAATTGAAATTTGATGGCATAGCCTCAAGGCTCTCTCTCACCATTCTATATATTAAAGAACTAACTTGTTCTTCATTCAATAATTTCTTTGCCATAAAACAATATTTTTATATAAATAGTATTATTTTTCAATTAATTTATGAGTTTGGCACGGTTTTTGATGAGTATAATGTCAAATTAAAATTATAAGAATATGGGAGCATTTTGGTCAAAACAGCCTAATGGCAAGTATTGCAGATTTTCAACATGTGTTGATTGTGTCACTCATTGGAACATTGGAGAGGAACAATGTATCAATATGGTGTTTGGTTACACTTTTCATCCAAGAACAGAAGATGAAATTGATACATTAAGGCTGTTATTCAAAGAGCGGTATTTGAAGCCGTTTAGTGAAATTAAGGAACGTTTCACCCCTGCAAATGCCACTATTGAAGACTTTGAAGACGTATTAAAGGAAATGGGTGACGTTGAAGGCTTCACTGAAGAGCAGTTGAAAGAAAAAAAAGCGTGGTTGGAAGAGATTGAAAAATAACGAATTAGAAAATTTTTCAAAAAAAGTTGCAGAAAAATTTGTTTTTTGGATTTTCAATTTGTATATTAGTCAATATAAGTTTAATCAAATTTTTAGTGCTATGACAAACATGAGTAACGGTTTTATTAAGGCCAACACGATTGGCCCTGGCGCAAACGGCGCACGTACCGAGAACGGTGCAATTTCTTACGCTACCATTGGTACAGCATTGCTTGACCAATTTGGTAAGGCGGGCTCTTTCCGTGGTAGGGACATCATGGATGTTTGGGCAGACCAAGCAAAGTTGTGGTCTGAGGACCCTGAGAACGCATTGAAGTTTCCTTTCTACATTAGGATGATTACACGTCAGTCTAACATCTTGAATGGTGAGAGAACTGAAAAGGTTCAAAAGGGCCAAGGCAACCGTGACGAGTCTTTCAAGAGACTTCTTTGGATTGCCAAGTATCACCCAGACGAGTTTTACCGCAACCTTTGGTTGCTTCCTATCGTGGGTTCGTGGAAGGATTTGTGGACACTTTTGTCATTCGAAGGTGCTGACGAATACCTTGACACAGACAAGTTCTTCGAGGTAATGGCTGAGGGTATCAATGACCCGAACCACAAGGACCTTGTGAAGAAGTACATGCCACGTATTCGTTCTGACAAGAAGTGTACAACTTCTTGGGCTAAGTCAACGAACCTTATGGCGAAGATGTTCGCTAAGAAAGCGGGTTGGTCTTATAAGGAGTACCGTGAGTTCAAGGCCACGGGCGTTGCTCACAAGTTCCAAACTTACATCTGTAAGGGTCTTTACACCAACATTGATTGGAAGACCATTCCTGGTAAGGCACTGCTTAATTTGGTTAGCGGTAAGTTCTTGAAGGCTCACAACCTTGAGAACGGCTACATTGAGTGGTTGAAGACTCAGCCTGTCGCTAAGTTCAACGGCTACGCCTACGAACTTGGTCGCAAGTTGAAGGAGTGCAACTTCAATCCTAGATTGGCTACCAAGATTACGATTGACAAGCAGTTTGATGGTTTGATTCAAACGGCTTCAAAGAACGATGGAGCCATCCAAGGTAACGTTCTTTGTGCACTTGACACATCAGGCTCTATGACCTCGTTGGTTGATGTCAAGAACAACATTTCAGCATACGATGTGTGCGTGTCGCTTGGTGTCTACTTCTCTGAGTTGAACCAAGGTGCATTCCACAACGTGGTTGCTATGTTCGATGACACATCAAGATTGAAGACCCTTTCTGGTACATTCACCGACAAGTACACTCAGATTGTTAGAGATACTACTGCTTGGGGCTCTACAAATTTCATGTCAATTATAGATTTAATTGTTGATACCAGGAGAAAATCTCCTAACATTCCTCTTGAGGACTTCCCTAAGACGCTGCTTGTAGTTAGCGATATGCAGTTCAATCCTTCTAACGGTTGGGGGAGTAGCTACACTTCGGCCCAAGAGAGAACGAACTACGAGGAGGCTATGAGAAAGCTCCGTACAGTATTCCCTGAAGAGTTCGTAAAGGACTTCAAGATTATTTGGTGGTATTGCAGCAATGCAAGAACTACTGACTTCCCATCAACGATGGAAGATGGCGGTACGTACATGCTTTCAGGCTTCGATGGCGCTGTTGTGGGTTTCATCCTTGGTGGCGACATGCCTGTCAAGGTTGATGAGAAGGGTAACACTGTCCAACCTTCAATGGAAGACATTGTTAACGCTGCACTTAGTCAAGAGGTTCTTGCTCTTATTAAGAGATAAAGAATCTAATGTTGAAAATTGAAAAAAGAGGGCCTTATTGGCTCTCTTTTTTTGTCTTTATGTATAATAGTAAAGCATTTTTATTTTTAAAATATTTTTCATTTTCAACTTTTTCTTTTGTGAAATAAATTAAATCTAAATTATTTTTTTCACATAAAATTTTTTTTCTTTCATCTAGTTCTAATTGTTTTTTAAATTGTGTTTCACCGCCAAATTTTTTAACTGGCTGAAAATGTTGTTTTCCTTGACATTCAATTGCAATATTATAATCAGGCAAATAAAAATCTATGTATTGATAACATAAAGTTAAATCATTAAATAACCATTTGAATGTTTTTTGTCTTTCAAATTTTATATTGTGCTTTTTTAATAAATTACTTATTTCTGTTTCTAAATGTGATTCTTTACATTGGGGGCATCCCGATTTTGATGTTAAATGATGGTCAGGCCTAATCAAAAATTCGCCATGAATTTTACAAATTATACAAACTTTTGTGGAAATATTTATGTATTGAACTTTTGAATAGTCATATGTATCTCCATGTATTGCTATAGATTTTTCTATAAATTTATCAGTACTACTTTTTTGAGAATTGCCTCTTTTATTATTAAAACATTTAATACACCCTTGGCCCCTTAAATGATTATTGGGTGTTTGCCAAAACTCACCATGTTCAGGACATATAATACAAACTTTTGTTTGACTATCAATATATTCTACTTTTGAGTAATTATATTTATCTCCATGTACTTTTTTTGCTTTTTCAATAAATTTATTTAAGCTGGATAATTTTGATTTTGATTGAATTTTATTATAACATTTTTTACATCCACATCCACTTAAATGTGAGCCAGGCGTTTGCCAAAATTCGCCATGTTCTGGGCATATTATACAGACTTTTGTATGGTTATTTATGTATTCGACTTTTGAATAATCATATTTATTGTTATGAATATTTTTTGCTTTTTGTATAAAATTCTCTTTTGTTAATTTTTTAGACATTGTTTTTTTTTTATAAATAGTATTAATTTTTAAAAAATATTTGTTATTTAATTATAATTTTTGTATTATTAATAATAAAGTAATTAAATATGGGTACTAAAGTAAAAACATGGTTTGTTGCTGATACGCATTTCAGTCATCATACAATCTTGTATCATCACCCAAGCAGGCGTGATGCGTGTGGCGTGACATTGGAAGAGTTGCAGGCAGATAAGAATGCTGCTATTGAAAAGCATGATGAATGGCTTATCAATCTGTGGAATACGACAATGGCAAAGTGTGACAACATATATATTCTTGGCGATTTTTGCCTTGGTAACAAAGCAAGAACTGAAGAGATTTTGAAGAGACTAAAGGGTAACAAGTTCTTAATTAGAGGCAACCATGATAAAAGTTGTAATGGGTTGGAAAATTATTTCAAGTGGGTTGGTGACATAAAGGAAGTTAAATTCACTAATAACCAATATGAATTTATTGACCCAAACGAAACCTTTTGTATTGAATGTTGCCATTATCCTATGCTGACTTGGAATCGTAGACCTCATGGTACTGTACACGTACATGGTCATTGCCACAATAGTATCACAAGATTTAATAATGAAAGTAGAGAATTAAGAGTTGATGTAGGCTTGGATTCTGATATTGCAAACTATAGGCTAATTGACCTTGAAACAATTTATAGACATTTTGTCGAAATTAGAGATAGAGCAGGCGTTAGTACATTTAATGATTATAACGAATGGCTTATGTCGCAACAAGGCTTTAGAGCATAAAAATTTGGATATGGAAAACAAAGATTTAATAAGAAAAGGAAAACATTTGGCATTTCTTCTCAGACATGATACTGAGTATCAGTTTGATGAACACGGGTGGCGTGAGGTTTCTGATTTAATTAAGAACCAAGGATATACCATGAAAGAACTTGAAGAGATTGTCGAAACCAATAACAAACAGCGTTATGAGTTTTCCGATGACAAGAAAAAGATTAGGGCCCGTCAGGGACATAGTATTCCTGTTGACGTTGAATTGAAAGAAACTACACCTCCTGATGTGTTATATCATGGAACCGCAACACGTTTCTTGGATTCAATATTGAAGCAAGGTATTTTGAAAGGAACAAGACTGTATGTTCACTTGTCAGACACAATTGAAACGGCTAAGAAAGTTGGCATTCGCCATGGAAAGCCTGCTGTGTTGTTCCTTGATGCGAAACAAATGGTTGCTGATGGAGTAAAGTTCTACCTCAGCAACAACGGTGTTTGGCTTACTGACTATGTTGACAGTAAGTATATTAAAACGATTAAGTATTGTAGTGTTGAAAATTAAAATTTAAAATTATGAATATTGACGAATTAATAGCACATTTAACCAAACTGCAAGAGTGTGGTTATGGTGAATACACTGCTAAAGTTTGCTATACCACAGGTAATTATTGCGCATCTACGGGTTTTAGCATTAATGTAGCAAATAAGGAAGTAAAAATATATTGATTAATGAACAAAGCAATTTTTAGGACAAAAGAAGATTATGTAAAATTCATTAAAGAGGAAATTTTAGAC